ACCGCCGCCGAACGTCGCCAGACAGTGATCGCGGATGTATGCGAGGAACGCTACATCGTTGAAGAAATTGTCTTGAACTGTTCGCGGCCAGATCTCGTATACTGTGGTGGCGCTAAGTTCGTCTAACTCCGGATCATAACTCATTGAAGTCTCCTACCTTGGTTTTTAGTGACTCGCTTCTCGATTCCCGCCAGCGCGGTACTTTCCCGAAGCGAACGCAGCGACCGCATTCGCAACCGCCTGGGCTCCGTTCATATCCCTGTTGTGCGGGGCGGTAAGCCCCTTTTCTTTGCTGTTCGCCATCGTGAACAGCGGACCCATCGGAAGATCCGTGCGGATTCCGTTGACCTGCTGCCCGCTGTACTTCTTTTCCAATTCTTCCGTGGCCTTCGCCGCGCCTTCCGCGCGGTACTTGTCGGCCTTGATCTCTTCGCGCTTCGCCGTAGCGCCGTACTTGTCGTCCCACACCTGCGTCATGGTGCGGCGCTGTTTCACCGCGTCATCGAGCAATTCCTTCATCACCAGTGGCTTGTCCGGGAACAGTTCGGAGTGCTGCCGGGCCACGTCCATCATCTCGACCTGAAGATTCACGTTGTCGCGGAACAGGTTCTCCACGAGATCAACGCGCTTGATGATGTCCGGGCCGGGCCCGGGTTGCGGATCTTCTCTCTTCTGCGGGATCACGGGGTCTCCTTCGCCAAACAATTCCTTGTCGAGAGGAACGCCGTAAAGTTCCGCTGCGGTCTTGGCCTTCGCGCGCACGGTGGCGAGCGCGGCTTCGGCTTGTTCGCGGCTCTTCAGACCAGCGATGTACTGGTTGTTGATGGCCTGTTTTTGGATCTCGAACGCATCCAGTTGTTCCTGGAGGGTCTTTTTGGCGGCATCGAGCTCCGCCTTGCCGGAGTTCATCTTTCGGTCGTAATCGCTTTGCCGCAAATACCCCTGGAGTCGCTCTTCAAGCGCTGCGGCTGCCTTCGGATTCTTGGCGATCTCTTCCGCTACGGTCTTATCGACCCCAACGGCTGCGAGTTCGTCTACGAGTTGAAATGCCATGTTTTTAGGTTTCCTTCCCTTTCGGGCTGCGGAACATCAGACTGGGCCTCATCCCATGTCTCCGGTGGGGGGTTGGCTTTCCGATGGTGAAGAACCCATGATTTTAACCAGCAACTGCGTGAGGCCCCGCTTCAGCGTCAGGATGTCCTGAGACACCGCCGGGTATTGCCTCGCCATTCCGTCAAGCTGCGAGCTGAGATTGCGCACCTGCATTCCAGCTTGCTGCTGCTGCTGGATGCGCAGTTTGTCGGCGCTGTCAGTCTTCGGAGCCTCTGCCTGAACGCCCAGAACGTCCGCGTAGGGACCCATCTCCGTACCGGAGGAGGATGGCTGGCCGCCAGGATTCGGGAATGATTGCGGGCTGGTCATTGCGATTACTTGCGAACCGCCTTCCGCGCCGACTTCATCGGCGTGGTCAGCTTGGCCTTCCCGGACGCTTTGGTGGGCTTCTTTCCGTAATGTGCGTACTGGTTAGCCATTTGAATCTCCTTTTTTAGTGGGGCAGCCTTCAACGGGCCTGCCCCGCGTGTACCCTGACTTTGCGAGGGGAACCTTGCGGTTCGATCTACGCGGAGTCAGGATGGATTACTTCTTGCCGCGCTTTTTCCCGCCGTGCTTTTTCCGGCGCATCGAAACCTGCTCGTAAGTGCTGAACATTTCGGTGTCTTTTCCTTTCTCCGCAAATAAAAAAACGGCTCCACCGGGGGTTACCCGATAGCGCCGTCCAATTTCGCGGTACGCTCTTTTTCTACTTGAGATTAGACTCTTTTTTGCATAGCCTTGTCAAGTGGAGGTCAGTCCACTCGCAGTGGCGGTTTATCCGCCGGCAGTTTTTCAATCCATTTGTGCGTCCCGCTCGGCGAGCCTTGACTGGTGTTTATGCGCCATTCCCCATTCCGCTTTTCACGCGCGACGACCTTGATCGCAGCCGCCAGCTTCGCGTTGGGAACCGTGACCGTCTTCTCATCCGTCATCGGCTCGTTACGGTCGTAGATCGCGTCCCTTGATCTTTTTGTTTGACCTGCGGCGGCTTGGCATTCGTGGGAGGACGCCCGCGCCCTTGACCCTGCGGTGAGCCGATTTGCAGATCCTCGGCGAGCGCGTGCTTCATTTCCTGCTCCACCATGAACTTGTCGGGCTCGCTGATGGCGGGTTCGCCGTCTCGCATCTCGGGCAGATCGCCCATATTCAATCCAAGCCCCGTTCCGATGGTGTGATCGCTCACCATGATACCGGCCTTCTTGGCCTGGAGCAGTGTCAGGTTCCGGCCAATACGCGATACCTGGGCCTGCGAGTACGGCTCGATGTCGTAGCTCAACTGCTCGATCATCCACCGCGCCCGCTCCCATTTGCTGTAAATCGAGTCCTGCTGAGGGTCCTCGTGCGGGAGATGCGAGGGAATCAGTTCACCTGGGCTGAAGTCGAACATCTGCTTCACGGCGCCATCCTGACCAAGTTCCTGGAATACCTTCCCGGAGGTCCAAAATTGAATCGCCATCGGGTAGAACAGTTCATCGAACTGCTGGCAGGCGATTTCACCGCCGCGCGAAATATCCTGAACCACCGGACCAGCCTGTTCGAGGATCTTTTCAATCGAATCTGCGCTCGGCACCTGCTTGGCCTTGGCGACCGCCATCAGATCCTTCACTACCGACATTTCATCGATCTCGTTCTTCAGCAGTCCCAGGACCTGAATGATCCACTGTGGAACGTCCCAGAACGCCACAGGCAGCAGCGGCTGAACCGGATCGCCCATTCCCAGAGCCGCCTGGACCGTCTGCCCTGGGATGCGCGTGTTGATGCGCGCCATCGCGGTCGGGTCCAGAACGTTGGGATCGTACTTCAACGGCGGTTGCAGGCGCACTAGAACGCTGTCCACCACGGCCCGCCACATCTGGTTCTCGGCCTTCTGAATCCTCCAGGTATCGTGAATGATCGAAGTGCCGAGAAAATCCCACGGATAATCGTCGAAGCGCAACTGGACGCGCGGGACGCGGCCGTGCAGATAAGGCGATGTTCCGTCCTTCAAGATGCAGGTGTCCGTCCAGATCGCCCGCCGGCGCAGCGGGAACAGGCGGCAGTCCTCTTCGGCCGCGCGCTTCATCACCATGCGCCCCTGCGAGTCCCGGTACCCGGTCGGGATGTCCTGCCCAAGATACGGGACTCTGTACTCCCAGCTTGTGCCGGGGTCGCCCATCGGGATCACCTTGCCGGTGTTGTTGATGCTCATGTCCATGATGTAGGTCGTGTGGACATCCACCATGGGCATTTCTTTTCCAACCGACCGCTGAGGCGTATCGAGCACTCCGACGACACCAGAAGACGATCGCTTGAGCTTGTCCCACGTCCGCGCCATCCAGCCGGGGAAAGATCGCGAAGGTTCGATCAAATGCTGAAAGGCCGGGTAATTCGCCACGACCAGATGCAGCGGAACCTCTTCCGGGATCGTAACCGCGTAGGCTTTCTGAATGTCGTTGTCTTCGGCAATCATCACCGGCATCACCGACGATGGGCCTCCGACCTTGCAGGAAATCTCGCCGCGCCCGTATCCGTAGAAATTAGGGTCCCACCACGGTTCCAGATATCCCGTTCCCAACCCGGAAGCATACTGGCAAGCTTCCCGGTACTTTCGATCCTGAGCGGTCTTGCGCCACCAGATCTTCTTCATCTGGTTCAGCCGCCAGATGGAATTCTGCGCCGCCTGGTTGTGCGTCACCGCTTCCCCGGTCGGCCTCAGGTTCGAGACGGTCGCCACTAGATCCCGGAAATTGCGCTTGATGCGGTTGATCGAAACTGTCGAGTATCCCGATACCTTGAGCGGGGTCGTGTCAAAGCTCAGGATGTCGTAGGCCCTGGGGATATCCTGCCAGGCCGCCTGCGATTCGAGGAACGCCTTGCCGGTGTCGCGCAGCTCCTTCAGGCGCCCGAGAGTCAGCTCCTGGATGCCCTTTGCTCCCGCGAGCTGCTCCAGATACGACGGGATCTTGTACTCGCTCAGCCCCGGCATCTACCAGACCTCCTGAATTTTCTCTAACCCCTTGGCTAGATGATTGCGGGGATGCTTGCCGCGGTCCCATTTCACCACTACCCTCGTTGGGGTAATCTTCTTAATGGTCCCATCCCCCAGTGCGTCTCGATATTCCTGGCGTCCCTCGGATAGGCGAACACGATCCCCGACAATGGCCTCGCCGTGGTTCACTTCCGCATCCGCCCGCCATCCCGGTTCCTGCCGTCTTCGCGGTTGCTGGCGTCACGCGACAGCGCATCAAAGAAAAAGGCTCCCTGGTACTTCTCTCGCGGCCTATTGTCATTCTCGCGCATCGCGAACCTTGCGAAATCCCGCTGCGACTCGCGCATGGGAGGAACGAATCTTCTTTCCCCGTCCTTCCCGATGATGTAGCCGCCCTGCTGCATGACCTGCCGAAGCTCCGCGCGGTTGTGCCTGGTCACGATCTCGCTCTGCATTTCCTTGCCAATCCGGGCTCGCTCCCACTTCTCGCGATGCTCCCGGTCGATCTCGCGCTCCACCTGCCGCTTCTGCCATGTTTCCCGAAGCTCTATCCTCTCACATCCCTCCGGGATAAGCGCATCCTTCTGACCTGGAAGACCATAGGTCCCGTCCGGGCGCTTGTACACCACCAGCGTTTCGAGATAGTCCCGTGGTGAAAAAGCCACGTAAATGCGTGGTGATTCTGCACCACACTCCGGGCACGGCTGCGGTTTTTCGCAGTCGTCCATCTTGGCGAACTTCTCGAACCGACCGTGTTCCTGGCAGTCAAAGTCGTAAAGAATTGGCATCAGCCTTCGTCCTCCCAGCTCGCGCCCATTGCTCCCGGATGAACACTCACGGCTGCGCCCGCGAACGTCTCCCTGAGCGCCGGCGCGCCGCCATTCGCTAGTTGCTGCGGGCTCACGGTCGGAGGCGCGTAATCGTCTCCACCGAGTACTTCACGATACATGGGCGACGCCTCCTGCTCCCGCTGCTTCCGCAAATAGCTGATCGACTGCGCTTTACCGCTGATCTCCATTATGTGCAGCGACACCCAGATTATGCCCAGGGCCATGTAGCGATCGTCGTGCTGGCCGGATTCGGCGCGCGCCGCCTGCATCCCTTCGTCTCTGTGTAGCGCCTGCATTTCTTCAACGAACCGGGGTGAGTTGATATCGATCTCGCCGTCTCGCAGGGCCTTAATCGTGTAATCGATCACCATCGCGCGGCTCCAGCGATTCGTAACGAAACCCAGCCGCGTAGCGGTCGAAGGGTCGATCTTCTTTCGATCCGTCCGCACCCAGTTGTGGAAGTTCGCCCAGCCCCGCTTTCGCAGTTCGAGCTGCGTAATTTCGCCGTTGAAATTGACCTCAATCGCCATTCTCGGCTGTTGATGACTCGCGCCCTGGTAAAACAACCCAACACAGTGACAAATGGACACGAAATCGGCCGCATTTATATACTCGCTGGCAAATTCGCACACCTGAATATCGTTGTGCTCGAATGTTCCTTTACACAGTCCTTCGAGTACGGTGCGATCCTGGCCCACTCCGTCTCCCGTATCCACTCCGAAGCCGTAGGTTTCTCCGTATCGCGGCCACTGGAATACCATCAATTTCCCGGTCGGGTCGCCCGTCTGCCAACCGGGCCACTTGAGCGGCACCATCTGATACGGCCCCACGTCGATTATTTTCCTGGTGGTGTCGCGATCATGCTCGTCGGCTTGTAATCGGGCCGGCAAAAGATGGATCGGCCCGCGGAATCCGAATACCCCTAGCGGCTCCTGGCAGTGCGTGTTGTAGGAGGAAAGCGTATCCACGTCGAACACGCTCTCGCCCGATGCGATGAACGATTCGAGATCGTCCGATGCAAATTCCCGAAGGAAGCGCGCCGTGTCTTTCTTTGAGGCGTAGTCTTCCTTGGTGATCTGCCAGAACCACATCTGCTCAAGCGGCATCTCCCAGTTCTCGGGATAGTGTCGTCGCAGCAGCTTGTCGGCCCGCACGAACTTTTTAGCGCGGCTTGCGTGTCCGATCGTCTCGCCGTTGGGATGCCAGCCCCGTTCCTTGAGTTTTAGCCGGACGGCCTCGTGGACCGCTGCCGGGTCCTCCGTGCTCATCTCCAGCTTGAAGGATCTTTTGAGCTGCGTCGGAGTCGGATAGAAGTTGAACGCCACAAACCACGGCAGGAACCCCGGCCTGAACTTGGCTTCGCCCTGCCAGTAGTGGCTCTTGCAGCGATTCCAGGTCTTGTACCACCAGCCGTAAGGCCCTTCACCGGTAGACTCCAGGATCACGATCTTGCTGGGATCTTCGTGAACCGCAGGCACCAGACCGGCGTCGATTAAGTCTTCTGCATTCAAATACGAAGCGACCTCCGAGAGGTGGACGCAATCTGGGGTATTTCCGCGCCCGATGTCGTATTTCTGGGCGCCGTGCTGAACAATCAGCTTCGAATTGAGTTCCCCGAACTCCATGCGGGTTCCCATCCGGTCCCGCGTCATCTCAGGCTTGAGCCAGTAGGGAATCCAGTCGTAAAGCTGCTTGTACTTGTCCACCATGTCCTTCGACCGCTCTTTGTCGGAGGAACCCGTCAAGGCGATGACATTGGGGAAGAACAGGGTCCGGTGCCCGATCACAACCTGGGAGTCCGTGGTGATTCCGCACTGGCGGCCCTTCAGCCACATCATCATGATCGCCCAGCCCATGTCTTCGAGCTCTGAGCGCGCGTCGTTCACCACGAGCTGCGCGATGTTCGGCGAATAGTGAATCACTTCGCTTTTGGCTAAGATCTTGGCGTAGCGCGTCGCAAAGTACAAGTAATCGACCTGGCTCAGGTACTTCTCGTTCTCAATCCACTTGACCTCTTCCCGGGTAAAGAGCATTCGGGGAGTACTTGGGGTGTAGGGCGGCTCACCGTACTGTTCCTTGTACCGCTGAAGCTTGTCGTCAAAGTGCGCGGCCGCTTCGTCGCAGGCTTCGACGGAATGGTAGACCAGCTCGTAGCCGAGGTCTTCTTCCGCGACCTTCAGCCCTAACTCTACGCTCTTGCGGCTGTACATGAGCCCAGTTTAGCTGCTCTCAACCTTGGCAGGAATAGCCCGAAGCTTCGCGGCCATGTTCCTGATCCCGGTTTCAAATGATGGCAGTTCGATTCCGGCCGATTCCGCAAAGGATTCGGACTTGGCGACCGCGTTGTTCTGATTGGTCACCGAAACATTCACCCCGCCGCCGCGCTTCTTTGCGCCCGCCACTTCCATGAACAGGCTCCGGTCGTTGTGCCCGAAGGCGGGCATCGAGGCGCTTTCGGCCATCGCCAGGGCCACTTCATGCGCCCGCCCTGCGATCACCGCGCCAATCTGGATCTGGGCCACGTCGAAGTGATACCGGTGCAGGACGCGCGCGCAAGCCCCAAAGACGACGGATCTGTTCACCCCGGCGCGCTCGCAGACCAGATCGAGAGACGGCGTATCGCCCTTTCCAGGGATATGAGTCTTTCCCTTGAAGACCTTGTCGGCGACCTTGATGAACTTCACCATGTCATCTTCCCCGCGAAGAAGTTCTACCATGCGCCGCCGGGAGTCTGCGACCGATTCCAAATCCGTCTTGATGAGCTTCACCAGGCCGTCGATCGATCCATCGAACGTCGCCGGAGGCGGGGGAAGCATCACCTCCTTGTGTTCGGGGATTTTCTGGATTTCCTTCGGTTTGCGCTTCATGCGATTCCTTGGCGCCTCAGAATCCTCAGCACCGTTCCAGGGTTCCAGTTTTCCTTCTGGTACCGGGTCATGAAGCCGTGCCGCTCCATTCCCTCCGCGATCAGCCGGAAGGAAATTCCCTTCTTTCTCTGTTGGATCATGAACTCCAGCGCCTCTTTTTCCTTCGGGTAGTTCGGATGTTCGGCGAACGGAATCATTCCCTCCCGCCCTTTGTACTTGGCGCGGGCCTCGCGCATCCGCGCCATCGCCATGCGATTGCCTTCCCGGAGCGTGATGTTCACCACCTCATCGACCAGCTTGTTCACTTTGTCGGTGAGCTGCTTTCGAAGTTCGTCCACGAATTCGATGTTGCCACATCCCGCAACGATGTGCAACACTGTCGCTATGAGATTCCTTAGCTTCCTGTTGATTCTAGTGAGCCTCTTGGCTCAGGACAAACCCAAAGAGACTCCCGAAAAGGCTCCAAAAATCTCGACCGAGCAGCGCGCGGTATTCTGGAGAGCCCAGGCTGAGTTCAGCAATGCCCAGGCCCAGGCCGCCGTCGCCAAGGCAAAACTCGATGCGGCGATCGAAGACATCCGCAAAACCTGTGACGCCATCCCGCAATTCGGGCCGGACGGAGAACCGCAATGCCCATCGTCCGCAGTAAAACCCGCCACTCCTCCGCCGGTGAAGTAGTGGCGTCGCTCGGAAACAAGAGCTTCCAGGGACACGGCCTCCACCCGGAGGTCGCCCGGAGACTCGATGATCTGGTCAAGGGGATATCCTCCAACTCGACGCAGATCGATGCGCTCCAGAAAAGCGCCGTTACACCCGCGCAGGTTCAAGAAACCGCCGCGGCCGCCGCCAATTCCGCAGTATCGAGCGCGCTCCTGGCCAGTGGTCCGGGTCCTGGAACCTATACGATTGGAGCCAAACTCACGCCCGGCGGGAAGAATGGGACCATCACGATCGACTCGCAGGGGCGGATCACGCAGATCCAGCAAGCCTCTTAGCTTGGCCCAATGAAACCGTCGAAATTGGTGCCCATAGTTTACGGCACCCCCACCACTTGCATCAAGCTCGACGTAATGAGTCCAGCCGCGTTCTTGCGATCCACGATGTAGTACATCTCGTGCTGCGAGAGCCCAGGGATGTCGATCTCGCAGGTAGTCGAGCATGCCGTCCACGTTTGCGTTTCGCTCAGGTATGCGAATGGCGCCGATCCAGGTTGCGGCGGAAGCGCTCCGGTCGATGTAGCCGTCGCGCATACTTCCTGCCGAGACGTGCAGTAGAGGCTTGGGTTATAGCCGAATCTGATCCGGAACGATACGCCGCTGACACCACCGAGCTTAACCGGAACCGCAACGAAGGTCGAGCGATTAACGGAGTCCGTAGCTGGCCATGGCGGTAGCTGAATCGCTACGATGTCAGTCCTGACGCCTTCTTTCCAACTCACATCTCCGAAGATCCAGGAGCCGTCCACGATGCCGTTCCAGTTCCAGTAATTATTGGTCTGTCCCGGCCCGTTGAAAGCATACCCCAACGGCCTCCACAGCGCCGCGTTCGGATCGTTCTGGTTCCAGGAGTACTGAGTGACCTGCGCTGCATACGGCGGAGCTGCGGCGAGGCAAGGTGCGTTGCGGTCGGGTGCGTGATAGAAGCAATTTACACCGGTGTCCGCGTTCGGAACGCTCACGTAACGATTCCCGGCAGACGATCCACTGCGGCATTCCCCGGCATTGTAGGCGTAGCAGAATGTGTAGGGAGTGGAATCGCTGATGACCGAACCCGGTCCACTGATGTCCTGCAGGAGGAACCGTCCCGCCCATGCCGTCCATCCAAGCGTCTTGGGCGATGCAGTGTCGATGCATGCACCTCCGGGGGTCGCCGCTGGACAGGTGATAAGGTAGGTGTTTGTGGTGCCGGCCTGGAGCGTCAGCGTGTGATACCAGACAATACAATCAAGACCCGCACACCCGCCAGCTGTCCCGAAAGGTCGTCCATCATATCCAAGCGTGGGCGGATTCGCGAGATAAGACTGACTACTCGGATGCGACTGGACATAAGTCAGGGACGGCCATCCGGCACCCGCGAAGGGATACACCTCATTCATTCCATAAGTGAAGCCCGTTGGAATGATTGACGGGAGCGATCCCTGCCGAGCGCCATAAGCAATACCCCCTTGGTACGAGGCTGCCACGTACTGAATCAGGTTCGTACCGGTTCCATCGGATTGTCCAAGGAATTGATGGCCGCCATCGATGCCTGGAGGATCAGGATAGGATACACTCGGAGCACTTTCCTGAAACCAGTACACGTTCCCATCACATTGCCCCGTCGCCTGCATTACGGGCGTCCACGCGCCACCGCCTCCCGTACCGTGCGCCACGGGAGCCGAGGCGCAGCCTTGGCTCTGTCCGCGCGCGACGACCAGCGTAATCGGCGAACATCCGGAACCGGTCTTCGTCAGGATTAAGAATTGTTCGCCGAACAGGGATGACCCGTCGATGAAGTTATCGCCTGGCTGCATGCCTTGAAGCTGAGCATAGCCAACCGTACAAGAACTGGGCCACATGGCCGTGTCTCCACCGTCTATGGTCCAACTGGAATACGTTCCGCTTCCAAGAACGCTGGTTACGTTTATAACGAGCGTTGTGCTGGAATAACTTGTGACTGTTCCGTCCATGAAGTTGGAGCCGCTGATCGCTATTACCGGATGGCCAGCGCTCCACGAGAGACCCGATGCTACCGTAAATGTTTTACTGCCTGTGCCTATGGTCACGGAACTGCTTGAAGTTGTCGCATAACTAGCGCCACCGGTACTCGGGGCGACATTCTGCGGTTCGGTTGCGACGATCATCTGAATGCAGTTGTGCCCCGTGACGCCATATGGGTTCGCGGGGCACGTGGTCGTGGTTGGGTCCGTCGCGACATTTGCGGTCAGCGCCGTCGTGCCCGTCTCGCCCGAAATCGAGTTGATCGCAAGCTGATAAAGCCCTACTCCGGTGGACGACTGAATGTTCAGCGGATCGTTGAAGATCTCCCCCCATCCAGCCGCCGTTTTCGCGTTGAACAGACCGTGCTGGCCACCCCACCGCTGGCCCGCCCCGGCCCAAGACGACGTGCAAGCCGTGATCTGATTCGGCGCACTCAGCGCCACATTGAACCAGCAGGAATAACCGATGGATTGCTGCCCACCATTCACTGTGATGCCGACGTAGTTACCCGAGAGCGAACCGAAAGAAACGACTGGAAAGTAAGTCTTGTTGAATCCCGCTCCCACGACCGACGCGATCTGACTGAGAAGGTCATTCCCTGTGCCCGATGTGATCGAAGTGCAGGAGTAATTCGGCGATGTGGGTGCCGTCGTATAATTCGGAATCAGCGTCGCATACTTGCCGACGCTCGAATTGTACGTACACTGGTAGACCTGCGGAACCGTGCCCGATCCCGCGTAATACTGAATGTCTGGATTGGTTGCGTTGAACGTACCGGTCGTCCCGTTGCCGATTGTGTTGTTTCCGAAGGCGAGCAGTCGGATTTCCCCCGTCGCTGGAATCAATAGGTAGAGCGTAGGATTCCCAAAGATGTCCAGAAATTGACATTCCCGACCGATTTGCGCTGGGCTGAGAGGCGTCATGCCATCGGCCGCATAGTTGACGGTAACGGTCGCAACGGAACATAAATTCGCGCCGGTCCCGTCGCCGACAGAGAAGTTTGCCGAAACCGCGCTCGTATAGGTTGCGTTCTGGAGATACGCAGTTCCGGACCCGGAATTCCAGATCATAACTCCGAAGTTCGGCATCGTGAACGCGGTCGATCCCATTGCGGCGCTGTTCGAATGTGCATAGGAGGTAGCGGTGCAATTCGAAAAAGTGGAACTGGAGAGAGTCCTGCAGTAAACCGTCTCTGGAGAGCTATCCTGGAACGAAACCGCATACTTGTCGTACCCGTACGGGCTGACGCTGCCCCCGTTGAGTTGCCGGATGAAGCCCGTCGCGCTGGTGACTGTGAATGTCGTAGCGCCGGGTGCGATGCCGCCGTTCAGGGTAGTTGAGAATCCAGTGAACGAACCTAGGTTCGCAGACAGCGTCAGCGTATTATCATTCACGAGCGCCGAAATCATGCAGTCGTTCGACGTGCAAGTGGACGACGATCCCGCGATCAGGATGTGATTGTTTGCGACCGTCGATAGAGGGAATCCGGTCTGCTGAATTCCGAGATTCGAGACCAGCGTGGCCGTAGAGTTGGTAACGCTGATGGTTCCCGAAAGGCTGGTGTATTCCTCTGCCGTGATCTTGGGATTGCCCCACGGACCGAAAGGCGGCTGATAAGTGAACTGCCCGGACGTGGGTGTACCACTCGGAGTCGGCGGCATCACGACGGCCGCCGCAGACCCGGAGCCGTTTGGCAGCGATACGTTCAGCATGGTCGAGCCCGTGAAGCAGGACTGTCCGTGGTTGATCGTGATACATGCCGAGATTTGCCCGCCTGAGCCAGAGGCGTAAGCCGAGCCGACACTAATTTGAATGTCGTCGCACGTGTTGCTGCCACCAAAACCTGGCTGAATACCGCAATCGACCGGCAGAAACAACGCATTCGATGAACCAGTGCAAGATGCGCTCGCATATCCTGCCGAGCCCAGGATATTGCTCGGCGTCGTCCAGCAACTTCCCAAATCCGTTACGTAATATGCCGGGAAAGAATATTCCGCGTTCGAGGAATGGCCAGGCCCTGTCACGCGTCGGATCATCATTCCAGTAATCGGATCGATATACTGATCTCCCTGATTTGTCCAGTCGAAGACGGGCCACGGATAATTACCCCAATTCGTGGGGTTCGCTGGAGTAAGCCACGCGGAACTATTCCCGAGCCCCGGTATCCCGGTCGTGAAATTGATCGAGCCGGAATCCGATCCGGCCGTCAGTGTCAACGTATGAAGCGTTGCCACTTGAAGCGCCCAGTTCGCTCCCAGCACAAGAGTCTTGCAGCCATTCGGACCAATGATGGTACTCGCTCGATCCGTGTCGATATTGCTGTTCGAAAATATGCTCGTGTTGATGTCGTTCGGCGTGTATGTCGTAAGCTGCCCGGTCGGGGACGCCGCGAGCGTAATCGTCGCGGCCGACGCCTCGCAGTACTGGAACGCCACCTGCGTCGGCGTCTTCGAGTTTCTGACCTCGGTGATCGTGATCGTGGCGGCTTGCACAACCACACAGCACGCCGCAAGCAGGAAAATAGATTTAAGGAATTGCATAGGTCACCATGGCTCTCGGGAGGTCCCTCAAAGAGTTAAAACGGCCTTCAATATGTAGTCGTAATGGGCGTTCGAATCCGTCCGGTTGATGAAGATCTGAAGGATATTCCCCGCCGAGCATCCGGACATCGTGAGGGTGCTAAGGGTGAGCTGCTGGAATTCGTTCGTAGCGGCGGCGGTGAGCGTTTGCGCCGTGTTCAGTGATGGTGTCTGCGGGGTACCCCCAGTTCCAGCGCTGCATCCAGTCTGGACAGTGAAGGTATCGGCCGTGGCATCACGGATGAAGACGTAAAGATCGAATCTGGCACCGCTGGTCCATCCGATAGGCACCGTGGTAGTTAAATATGCGCCACTGTTGGTCCCGCCATAGTAGGGCTGAATAACCCCTAAGTAAAGCGTAGTTCCACCTAACTCCACACACCCAAAGCTCGCTGCATTAGTAACCGCTCCGCTCCATCCAGAACCGCCGTATGGCGTTCCAGTCGATGTGCAGGCCGCCGCTGGGTAATCTCGTGTGACCGCCTGATAAGATGACCCACCGCCAAGTGTCCCCCACGTCGGTGTCCCCGTCGCGCATCCCCCCGATGTCTGACACACAGAGGCCACCCAAGTAGAAGGCGTCGTGTTGTAGTATATGCTGCCCTGTACGCTTCCGGGCACCGTGGTCGGCGCGCCGGAGCCGATGAAATAAGTCGTCACGATGGTACCGTCGATGGTGCAATTCACCACGCCGCCAGTACCGCCGGTGCAGATCAGCCCCGAGGTGCCGTTGGTCGGTGCCGTGGCATAAACCGATCGTTGATCCTCGCAACCGATCGTGAACGAGGTCGATGAATAGCAGTTCGAGAACGAATCGAAGGTGTTCGCCGATCCGTTGCCGCCCGTGAAAATGGCAATGGGTGTGACTCCAGACGGGAAGCCAATGAGGGAGCTTGCCCCGAGCGCTCCGCCAAGCGAACCGGAAACGGCAATATCCGACAAGCTGCCGCTCGTTCCGCTCGTTCCGATCTTCATCGATGGCACAGTGGAATCCCAGTAGACATAGAATTTCGTCGCTGATGGCGCGCAGCCTGTGGAGCATGTGAAGACCACCGTTCCACCAACCGTGTCTCGATAGTTGTTCGCTCCGAGAACGGTCCCTTGCGTGGGACACGTCATCGTCACCACGGTCCCAGATGTATGAACCAGAATACAGTCGTTGAGTTGGTAAGCCGAACCGACACCTCCGGCAATTGTTAACCACGTAGAACCATTGGAATAACAGAGAGCCGTGGTCGATCCGCCGCCCGTGCCGCAATTCGGATTTGCGTCGGTGACCCCATAATATTGACCTGACGTTGAGGCCGCGGATGGCAGGGCTGAAACCGTCACCGTAGGGATCTGGGGGCCGGACGTGAACAGCGTACCCTGGCCCCAGCAGGCGACAGCAATCAGAAACAGAATGATTTTTCGCATTAGTACCAGCTCCCCGCTGGGCCGGAGCAGTTGAGTGTCAGCTTGGCGTTGTTCGAGAGATTGTAAGTCGCGGGTATATTCCCGCCTCCGCCCACCGTGATTGCTCCCGCTCCCAGCGTGTTCACTAGCGTGACCGTCTGCCAGATACTCAGGCATGGGCTGATCGTGGTGACGGTTCCCGTCGATCCTAACGCCACTACCGGCGCCCCGAGCCACGTCGTCAACGTCCCGCCCGATTCCGTAATCGAAGGCCAGGGCGAAGTATTTATCCTGATGGCGTCGATTCTCCAGTTCTGCGCGACACTGGTAACTACGATTGGCGGCGTGGCCGTACCCAGTCCCGAGTTGTCTGCAAACTCTGCATTTACAAGGGTCCACCAGATCGCTTGATGCGCCGTCGAAACCTGATGTATCCCGTACAGCGCCATGTGGTCGCAATAGATCTGGGTCAGCATGACCTCGTTGACTGCATTCGAGGTCGAATCTCCCACGATGCACGATTCCACCACGCCCGCGTCGTGCATCCAGTTATCGATCTGGGTGCCGGTCGCATACGTCATGTACAGCGACGCACTTCCCGCGGCGTATGTGCCCGTGGTTTTGTCTGTGCTCGTGTGGACATGCGAAAAATGCGCGTCTGCGGCAAGGTAGACTCCCCGGTAGGCAAACCAGATATCGATCCAATCCCCTTTGCAGTTGTACGATTCGCAGTCGATGCCGACGTAAGCCGATCTGGTTCCGTTGACTCCGATCGACACATTTTGCACATTGAATCCGTCTTGAGACGAACTGGCGTAGAACATCGCGCCCGACGTCATATCCCCGGAATTCGGATAGATGCTGAAATTTGAGAACGTTGGGGTGATATCGCCGCCATCCGCCGTTACCGTAACGACGTTACCGGAGTTGAAGTACAACTTGATCGCGGTCCCATACGCTGCGCCGCAACCGATAAACCCCGGGTGGTCCGCCGGTGGGTTATACGGGCCGTACCAATTGACCCCCCCACATTGAACTTTGACCTGTTGCGTGGGGTTGGCGTTCGCGGCTTCCTGGAGCCCGGAGGTCGAGCTCTGTATCGTCCATGCGCCGGAGTGGTTATTCACCGTGGTGAAGATTACGGTTCCTGTGCTGTTACCAGCCACGCAGGTGCCTCCGGCGATTAAAACCGATTCGGCGGTCCCCGTGCCGCCGGAGACGTAGAGGTAGTGTCCGGTATCCGCGCCGTTCACTCCGCCGGGGCAGGGCGTGAGGGTCACTGTCGCGGCGATAGTCGCTGTCAACGTCCCTCCCGGAGCCTGCGCCGAGAAATTGTACGTCGCCGCATAGATCGTCTGGCTCGTTCCGGTGGCGATGGTATTGCAGCCATAACCCGAGCCGAGCGTCCAGATCAGAGCGTCATTGGCCGCGGAGCAGGACGGGATATTTACTGCGGTGGGCACGCCGGAGGACGTCAGGCTCGCGATTGTCTGATTAGCGGCGTTCATCGGATTGACCATGCCGCCGGTGCCGCCCACGATTCGTATGAGAGCCGGCGCAATGGAATAATAGATCGTTATATCTCCGGTCGTCGGGTTGACTGTCTGTTTCATCGGCTCATACTCAGCCGGATTCGAGGTGGAGTTGAGAGCCTGCGCCCAAGCATAAATGCCCTGGCCGTGATTGCTCGCCAGGATGGCGCCGCCGCTCGCGGGAATCGTCGCCGGGCATCCTGAAGCGCACAGCAGATAAGGCACGGCTCCGGCGCCGCCGGCTCCGGAGGTGCAGTTGGCGTTTCCGTTGGCCTGAATTCCGGTGGATAAGGGCGTCCCGCCGGAGCACTGGGTAGGAGTGGCGGATAGCGCCGTCGCGGTCGCCGCGTTTCCGGTGGTGTTCTGGTTGAGTGTCGGGAAGTTGGTCAGCAGCGCGGCGCTGACGGCCGGAAGCTGGGCAGAACCGGTTAGCTGCACGAGGTTGCCGGCGGCGGTTCCCACGGTGTAGGAAGTCAGCCACGCGGAACCGGAGGAGTTGGGGACCCCGGCTCCGGGATAGACCATACCACCACCGCCGCCGATCGCGGCGCAGCCGGTCGCGTTTCCATTCGCCAGAATTCCAGTAGGCGCGTATCCGGTTGAGCAGAGGCTTGGGGAAGAGGCCAGGGCCGAAGCGGTAGCGGCGTTTCCCAGATAGCCTCCGGCGGCCGGGATCTGACCCGATCCATTCAACTGAAGCAGGTTGTTCGCGGAAGTTCCCACGGTGTAAGGGAAGGTCGCATACCAATCCGCAGCCAGGCCGCAGCCGCTGGAATTGGCGCACTGATACTGCTTGGGGGTGGCCCCGGATGTCTGGCACAGGCTCAGATATGCTCCTGTGGTGTTTCCGGGGTTACCGGCGCACTGGACGACCGATCCTCCGCCGCCGCCGCTGGAGATCTGGACCCAGGTACCGGCGCCCCCGATAGTCGATCCTTCGCAGGACCACTGCGCGAGAGTCGATACGACGATCTGGAGTCCGAGCGTTTGACCGACCGTGCAGGAGCCGTTGGGCGCGGTGGTGACGTACAGGATCTGCGGCTGAACCGAGGGGAGGGAGCTGGTGATTCCGGGTCCTGCTTCCTGGACATCGTAGGTTCCATTGTCCACGTAGAAGAACCAGTACCCGTTGGTCGAGTTTTCGGGAGCCTGGCCCACGGTGAACGGGTTTGAGAGGGGGGTTCCGCTATTGTCCTGGTAGAGATTGGCTTTGGTTCCTCCCGATCCGGTGATGAAGACGGTTACGGTGCAGTTGGTGTAGGACGCCATCAGCGGCATCGCGGGATTGGAGGGAACCCCGGCGACGGTGATGGTCCGGCCGCCTTGCGTACAGAATCCCCAGACTCGTTCGCGCGCGAACATAACGCCGGGAGCGAGGCACGCGAACAGGAGGAACCGGGATAGAATTTTCATATAGTGTCAGCAGTGAATGACGATCCCGCCTACCGACTGAAAGAGCGAAGTGGGGGCGCCAGAACAATTGACTCCGATGCTCGTCCCAGACTGATAGTACCCTACGGCGGCGATATTTCCGTTGGAGATTATGTCCGCACCGATCACCAATCCGGTAGTTACGACGGTTCCGGTCATGGTCAAATTCACGATATTCAAAAGATTTCGTGAATTATCGACGATGGTGGTGCCGCCGACCCGGTAAGCTCCACCTCCGGTTATACCGGCCATGTTAATCGCGCCCGCGCCGGAAATATCTCCCTGTCCGTTAATCAAAGCCTGACCCCCGTTCACGATCAATCCGTAATTCAACCCGGTAGCCGCCGAATCGAAGGCTCCGGCGATATCCACGGTAGATGGCAGGCTCAGGGTCACGGCCCCAGTTGGGGCGGATACGTTGATCTGATTGGCGGTTCCGGTTAAGGTGGTTACACCTCCACCGCCGCCGGACCCGCAGTCCGCTCCGGTGCCGCTGACGTTTCCGAAGGAATTGACGTGGAGACACTGGGTCGATCCGGTGATTCCGGATAGATTGAGCGCTCCGAAGACGCCGCTCGATCCACTGACGTTTCCGGAGGCCGCGAGGCTGGAGGCGATGATGGGTCCGGTGGTGACGCTCGCGAAAGTCCCGTTATGGCTGGTATCGACCAGCAGGTAGCCGCCCGCGCCGTGGAGAGTTCCAGAGAAAGTCACATCGCCATTCCCGTCAACCAGATAGTTTGAGTTATTGAGCGCGAACCCGATGGAAGACCCGGTGGCTGAGGACACGAACTCGGAAGTTCCGGTAACGGCGGGAAGACTCAGGGTAACCGCTCCCGAGGTGGTGCTGGCGGCGATCTGATTGGTGGTGCCGGAGACGGAGCCGATGCCGCCGGAGCAGGTGGGGCAGGTCAGGGTGACGGTGTTACTGGTGGTGGTAGCGACCAGGGGGGTCGTGGCGGCGATGGTGATGGAAGGTCCGGTCTGGCTGTTGAGGCTGGAGATCCCGGTGCCGGTGGCTCCGAGGTCGATATCGTTCCAGGTGGAAGTCATCGTGTTGTAGAGCCAGATATGGTTTCCGTCCGAGCCTCCGCGATAGGTGAACGCCGAATAACCCCCGCCGGGGGTGATGGAAGGGGCGGTATTGGTGGGGAGCATTCCGTACCAGACGGCGGTATCGACGTAGCCGGCGGCGATGATGGCTCCTCCGGAGGTGGTCTGGTTCACGATTCCGTTTCCGTTCACCTGGAAACCGTTGGAATTAAACACCAGGTTCGTCCCAGTGTTCCCGGCGCTGAACTCGTTGGTTTGAACGATAGCGGGGAGGCTGAGGATCACATTCCCGCTGGTCGGGCTGGCGACGATCTGATTGGCGGTTCCGGAGACGGAGTTTACGGAACCTCCGCCGCCACCGGAGCCGAGGCACTGCCAGGTGAGGGTCGGGGCGATTCCGTTGGGAGGGAGGGGACCCGATCCATAGAGCCCGTTGAAACAACCGAGGGCGTCGTCGTAGTAGAACATGCCCTGGATGAGCCCTTCGCCGCCGGAAAGCGGGTTGGTGACGGTGGCGATGGTTCCGGGAGCCGGGGGTCCGGCGGAGTGGCCTGTGATCATGTACCCGCCGCGATAGGCGCCGATCGGCAGAGGCCCGGTGGTGGTAGGGGTTCCGGCAGGGTAGAAGGAAAGGGCGGTGATGGAACCGGCCTGGACGCCGCCGGTGAACAGCTCGATGGTGGCGTAGCTCGATAGATCCGAGGAGAACCCGCCGCGCGCGAAGACGTAGGTATTGAGATTCAGTCCCGGACCGGAGGTGATCCCGACGACGGGGAGGGGAACTCCGCAGGAGCCGTTAGAGGGCATGAGGGGACTGGTGCCGCTCCAGACGACGATATCGTTTGGTCCGAAGGTCTGCCCGTTTACCGGGATGGGCTGCTGAACATCGTTTCCGTAGATATCCTTGCAGACGGTTCCCGAATCGTAGGGGTTGTAGGCGATGGGCTGGATATCGATGTATCCGCCGTTGGTTCCGGCTGCGTTTTGATTGAGCGTGTATCCCCGCAGGAAAGCGCCATCGGTCAAAGACGTGAAGCCGTTGTAGGAATTCGCGGTAGAGGTGAAACCGGTGACCGAAGTAAGAGGCGCGGTAGGGCTCCAGGTGAGACCGGCATTGGCCCCAAAGATTCCGTTGGCGTTGTAGACGATCTGGGTATTGGCTCCGGGAACGGAGCCAATCGGCGTCCAAGTGCCGCTCGCTCCAATACTTGCTCCCTGGCACGACCACTGCGCCAATGTCGAAACGACGATCTCAAAAGATCCGGGCGCGCCGACCGTACAGGAGCCGGAAGGGGCAGTCGCGACGTAAGCGATGAGGTTGGCGAGAGCCGGATCAAAAGCGCTGACCGCGCCCAGAGTGATGGGAGGAGACTGCGCGTTGCAAAAACCC